CAATGAAAAAGTAGGACTGGAGGTCTTCAAGCTCGTAGCGGAAATTATGGAGGACCGTGAAGCCACTGGCAGGCCGCAGATGTGGAAGCGCAGCTATGAGTTGGGCAGGAACAAGCCCTGGAAACAAAAGAGCGATAAAGTCCCGCTCAACACCGCAAACCTCATCTACACGCACCGCGAGAGGACCGTGAACGAGGGAACGGACAACAACCCCACGTTCAACGTCGCTCCCCTGGGTATGGTTCCCGAGGAGAAAGCGAAAATGTTCGAGACGCTGACCCGCACCCCGGAATACTGGTGGCAGGACCAGGAGCAGCAGGACGTTCTTGAGATGTCCATGCGGACGGGGGAAACCTACGGGGAAGTGTTTGAAAAGGTCATGTTCAATCCCACGCTGGAGTACGGCATGGGGGAGATCGAGACAACCACTATCGACCCGTATCATCTCGGATGGGTTCCGGTCAAGGCACCGTTCAGGAAGGCAGAGGCAATCCTTGAATTTCATTCCATGACGCTCAGGGAGGCCAAGAGACGCTGGCCCAAGTTCGCCAAAGACCTGAAATCCGACAACGAGCACCTGAAAGACCTCGGGGATGACCGCAGGGAGATCATGGCGGGGAGCAGCGAAGAGAAGTCCACTCTCGCCACCATCGGCGGCGCGATCAAGACCCTTCTGGGCAACCACTCCACGGGCAAGGGAGAGACGGAAGAACTCCTGGTTGTCGAGTGTTGGGTGAAGGACCGGACCAAGATTTCCACGGACGAGCCCGTCTACAACGAGGCCGGTGAGCAGGTAGGCGTTCGGCGCACCACAAAGCCCAAGTACCCCGGAGAAATCCGCAGGATACTGACCTGTAACGCGGGGAAAATCGTTTTAGAGGACAAGCCGAACCCGTCAATCAATCCAACGTTGCCCATCGAGGAGGCTGCGAAGACGTATCTGTTCGATAAGTTCCCATATTCCTGGACACCCTCAATCAAGGACACTGGGGGAAATCACGGGATTTGCGACATAGAGCAGCTCGAATCACTCCAGCAGGAGATTCACAAGACCATCTCCCAGGTGACGCTGTTCAAGGACAAGGCCGCAAGGCTCATGTTCGTTAACCCCAAGGATTCCGGGGTGTCGAACAGCCATATCACCAATTACCCCAAGATCCTCAACCCCACGACCTCATTCACCGGCCAGGGGCTAAGATGGGTAGACCCCCCGCAGTTTCCGGCTGATCTGACCAACTTCCTGGAAATATACAAAGACCTGTTTTATACGGTGGCGGGCACTTTCGATCTGGATCAGGCCAAGGCACCGGGAAGGAATGTGATCGCGTACAAGGCGATTGCGGCCCTCCTTGAGAGAGCCAAGACCATGCGGAGGGCGAAGATCCGCAACTATGACAGGATGATCCGGGAACGGGGAAGGATGTTCCTATCCTGCATGATGAATTGGTACGCGGAAGACCGGATGATCGCCTACGAGCTGGACGGCAAGAAGGAAACGGCGGTCATCAACGGGCATAACATCATTGTCCCGGCGAAACTCACGGTTGTGTCCGGTTCCACCATGCCCATTTCCAGGGTTCAGCTGAGGGAAGAGGCTATTGAATTGGCGAAAGGCGGGTGGATAGATCAGGTGGCACTCCTGAAAGCTCTCAACTACGAGGATTGGCCCGAGATCGTCAAGAGGATGCAGGCCGGTCCTTTCGGAGAGTTCATGGGCAGGCTGGAAGCACTCGGCACACCGCCCTCCATCATTCAATTCCTGTCACAGCTCAGCTCGATGGACCCCAAGGACTTCCAGAAGGCCGTTAAGGCGGGTGAATTGCCACAGTTTATGCAGTTGATTCAGCAGGCAATGCAGGGTGAACAGGGTGTTGACCCGGCACGGCAGGCCGAGATGATGGCGAAGGACGCCGAGGTCGGCAAGACCCAGGCCGAGATCGCGGAGAAGGAGGCCAAGGCGCACAAGACCGGCATAGAGGCGGCGAAGGTGCAGGCCGAGATTGCCAAGATCGAAGCCGAGACGAGGCTTTTCTATGAGAAGATCGCAACGGAGAGAATCAATCAGGAGGTCGCGCTGTTCGGGACTCAACTTGATTCGGAGTCCTTAAAGATCAAAAGGGCTCAGTTGGTCAATGACATTGAGATGGAGCACCGGGCGGCTGAGAGCAAGGACCGCGAGATAGATGTGAAGAGCGCCCATCAGTACGAAGAAAAGGGCATGAAATCAAATAATAAAGATGCTACCACATAACATCAAACGCTTCTCCATCCGAGGTAATGCAGGAGCCGATACCGCTTGTGAGGCCGCCGCACAACTCGCACCTCATGGTTCGGCCTTTGTCTCCGACAAAAACAGCCCTGTAGGTATTCCCGGAGATTTTGACGCTGTTGCCGTATTCATCGGAAATAGTCCCGCCACCCGTGGCAACTATTGTACCCCTAAACGATTCATCCCCGGCAGCGGCAGAGATTTTATACATTATAGCATTGCTCTGATAGTGGATGGACATGGTTTCCCCGGTGTCCCTGCTGATGCCGGTTGCGTTTATGGCGCACCCGGACAGAAGAAGGAACGAAATCAGGATTGTAAAATATTTCATAACAACCTCCATAAATTAAATTGGATTTTAAATTATAAACCCAAAGAAAGGATATTTCAAGGAAAAAACAATGCCACAGTATGATTACCACTGCCCCGACTGCAACGAGCGGTTTACCGCTTTCTGGCCCATAGCGGAGCGTAACACACTGACCCGCTGCCCGAACTGCGATGCTGCGGCAAGACGGCTCATCACCGTTTCAGCCGTGGACTGCTCAAGCGAGTGTCCTAAGTGGATAGCATCCTGCCGGGACGTTGCCGACGCGGGGGATGGCAGGCCGGAGACGGCGCAATTCCTCAAAGACCCCACGAGGGAGAACTACGAGAAGTGGAAAAAGGCTTCTGGCTTGCGACACCTGGAGCCGGGAGAGACGCGGATGAACCGGATACGCAGGGCCGAGGAGCTGAAGGCGGCGGAAGACCGGGTGACAGAAGAGACCCTGAAGGGTTTTCAGAAGGACCAGAGCATAAGGGTGAGTTGATGGACCTGTTGAACGCGCTGTTTTCGGAGAGCATAACTGATATGGACACGGAAGCCCTGACGAAATGGCTCCAGACCGTAGAGACGGTGGACGAGATAGGCAGGGCGGTCAGTGATTTCAACGAGGAAGTGTTCAAGAATCTGACCCGAAGGCATGACGTACCCGCGGATATCAGGATCGTTCTCGCCAAGTACAGCGTAATCACCACGGAACTGTCGGAGATGCTTCTGCTCGCCACAAGTGATGATTCCTACCTGATAATGGATAGGAAGGAGGATGCATAGAGAGTGAGAGTATTAATACTGTCACACCACGGCTGTATCAGGGTCATGAAACAGGGTTTCGCCCTGATGAGGAACCATGATGTTCATTTCATGCAGAACTCGGTCACGGATGATGCGTTTCTCCTGCCCATGAAGGAGTGCTCGTTCTACACCACCAGGGAAAGTCTGACAGCCAAGCTCGCGGTCATGCCCGACTTTGACGTGATCCATGTCCACAATGAACCCGACTGGCTGGTGACGGCTGCGAAGAAGGCGAAACCGAACACGCCGGTTGTGTACGACTGTCACGATTTGGACTCGCAGAGGGACGGGGAGAAGGCGAACCCGGACGAGATAGAGGCCATGAAGGTGGCTGACGCGTACATATTCCCCTCCCAGGCATACTACGAAGGCGCATCACGGTATCACTCTCTTCCTCCCCACAAACCCAAGGCAGTGGTCTACAGCATGTGCAACCAGATGAGCATCGGACCACTGCCGAGGGTGCGTGGCATCGCCTACGAGGGCGGGATTGCGGCCCCTGTTGAGGGGTACAACTACACCAGATACCCGGCATACCGGGACCACCGGGCATTGGTCGAGGCCATGTATTACGCCAACATCCCCATTGCCCTCTACGGCGTGAGCGATATTTTCATGAATCAGTACCGCTCTATCGGTGCACTGTGCTTCCCCCCCATGCCCTATGTCAATATGCTCAGGGAATTAACCCGGTGGGACTGGGGCTTCGTGGGCTGCGCGGAGAAGTGCAAGACGATGGAGGGCTCCATGCCGAACAAACTCTTTGAGTATATCGCGGCGGGAATCCCCGTCATTGCCTGTAACTCGCCCGAGGCTGAAAGGTTCGTGGTGGACAATGAACTAGGCGTGAGCGTGGACAGCATAGAGGACATTAACGACATCTACGATACCCACGAAGAATGGCGGGAGAAGGTCAGGGAGAAGAAAGATCAGTTTATCATGGAGAGGGAGATCGACAAGGTGGAGAGAATTTACCGGATGGTGACAGAATGAAAACCGCCCTCGTAACCGGAGCGACGGGATTCATCGGCTCTCACATTGCCGAAGCCCTTGTCTCTCAAGGCTGGCGCGTGATCTGCATCGACAACATGAAGACCGGCAAGTACGAGAACCTTCGGCCCTGGTTCAATCGCAATACATGCGAATTGCACGTTGCCGATGTGAGCGAGTACAGCGCGATAGTCCAATACTTCCCCGGCGTGGACGTGGTGTTCCACAATGCGGCCTCGAAGTGTACCGTCTGCCGGGAAGATCCCAAGACAGACCTCCTGGTGAACGCCCTCGGCACTATGAACGTGTGTCATGCCGCTATCGAGAACGGGGTGAAGAAGGTTATCCACGCCTCTACGGGCAGCGTGAACGACATAAGGAGCTACTATGGAAACTCCAAGATGGCCGGAGAAACCTACCTCAAGGTTGTGAAGGAGTATCATCCCTACTTCAATTACACCGTGCTTCGCTACCATCACGTTTACGGACCCAGACAGGACGACTCCGACAAGGGCGGGGTTATCCCGATATTCATCAGGAACATCTATTGCGGAAACCCTGTCACCATATTCGGTGACGGAGAACAGGTACGCCACTTCACGCACGTTTCGGATATCGTAAGGGCGAACCTGTGGGCGGCTGAGAACCCCGTAACGGACGGGAAGACGTACAATGTGCTCTCGGATGTGACCTGCACGATAAACGAACTGGCAAGTGACCTCATGAGGCTTATGGGGCGGGATGTTCCAACGGTCTACGCTCCGGCCAAGCAGGGCGATATTCGCACGTTTACGGCAACTGCCGAGAAAATCAAGGCAGATGGGTTTGTCTTCAGGGAGAATTTCAACGATGGCCTGAAAGACACGATCCAATGGTACTGCCGGAAATGGGAAAGGAAGGCGGCATGAGCATGTTCTTCACAAGATCCCGCCTCTACCAGAGCGAGAAGGGCAGATCCAAGCTCGTTCACGAGATCATGCCCGACAAGGTGACGCTGAATAAAGACTACGGCGATATTCACAAGGGATTCCAGCGGGGGAACAAGACCCCGTTTGCCGGTGTGGAATTGGTCCCCTGCCTTGAAACTCTTTCGCCTGAACTCATCGAGGCATCGGGAAGGATTACGAGAGAGAGGATATGGCCCGACGAGTTTGCGCGGGGAGCCTTCGACCTGTTCAAAGAGGGCATCTATAAGGCGTGGGACTCGTCGAGGTTCCATGTCGTGCTCCATTCGTCAGGTCACGATTCCCGCATGGTGTCATGGGCGATCAAGGAACTGACAGAGGCGCACGGCTTTGACTGGCTCGGGGATGTCCTGTTCTTTGAGTTGAATTGGGAGACGGAGCAGTTTCATAAGATCATGGACGCCGAAGGATGGGGCAGGGACAGGAGATACGTCTACAACGAAGGCGCGGAGCCGGGGGATGTCCACGAGTACAGTTTCAACTTCTCCGACGCATGGGAGCGACTGAACGCCGGGACCATCGGATACCCGATCAATACCAACTATGACTGCATCAAATGGCTCCAGGAAAAGGGCATGGCACCCCTTGACGTTCAGGTATTGACCGGACACGGCGGGTCCGAGATCGCGCGGTCCTTCCATAACGGGGAGGAAATCAGCACGTTCATCCAGAATATGTACCGCTACGCCCTCATGGGGTATCCGCTCAGGGGCGAGAATATCCATGCCTTTTACTATCTGCCATTCATGCAGTACGTTCGGAAGTACGGACAGGAGCATATCAACCGGAGAAGCATCGCGGATGCCATTCTTGACCATGTTGCACCCGACTTATCACCGATCAGGCGGGTCACGGTTCCTGAACTGGTGGAGAAGGGATGCCAGAACATATCAAGAAAACTCCTTCAGAGGGCCGTGGACGCATACCGGGGCTCTCAGTACTACAAAGACCTTGGCATTATGGTAAGCCCGTCTACCACGCTGAACTACAGCGACTGGTGGGGGCATTACAACCTTGCCTCGTACTACGAGAGACTGAGGGAGGAGGGGAGAATATGAACAGACCCCTCGACGTGCTCCACGTCTGTAAGTGGGATTGGGCGAACACCGGATACCGCTTCGTGAAGTGCATGGAGATGGTGGGGCTCAACGTGATCGCGCTCAAAGGAATAAAACACAACTACGATTACCCCGATCAGATAGAGGTTATCCCGCAGCTTGGGGGAAAAGTGTACTCCAGCCATCCTATTACCATAAAGGCCCCGGAACTGAAGCCCCTGGCCGAATCTGCAAAGGTGATTCACTTCCATGCCTCAACCTTCGTGGACATGGGTGTAGACCTGACGAAGAAGAAGGTGGTCGTCCAGCACGGCGGTTCCACCTACCGGAAAGCACCCGATGACTGCGATAAGGTGTTCAACGAGTTTGCGAACGTGACCATCATGCAGTTTCCCATGTATATGGTGCATAACCCGGTGAATCCCGTGCTCGTCTACTACCCCGTTGATACGGACAGGCTCCAGCCCGATTTCACCCGCAAGGGAAAGCTGAGGATAGGGCATTTCCCGAGTTCGGGCATTGCCAAGGGAACGGAACATATCGAAGAGGCGTGCTGTTCATTGAGCAAATTACCGGATTACAAGGACCGTTTCGAGTACACGATTGACACTAATAATCTTCCCTGGGACCGGCACATGGAGCGCATGAATCAATATGACATCATCATCGAGACGGTCAAGGAAGAGTATCATGGGCAGAAGTTCGGGGAATGGGGGAATACCGCGTTGGAGGCGGCGGCACTCGGGAAGATCGTTGTGACCAACTGCCATTCATCGGAGCTTTACCGCAGGGAATACGGCGATTGCGCTCTCCAGATAGCCAACGACAGGCCGCAACTCATGGACACGCTCAAGAGGCTTCTTTCCCTGACGGATAAGGAGATAGACGCACTCAGGCACGAATCGAGACAGTGGGCAGAGGACAAGCACGGCATGAAGCCAACGGCTGATAGGCTGTGGATGAAAGTGTATCGAAACCTTTTATGAACATCAAATTACTAGACGCTGTAAAAAGAATCGTCGATAAGAGCAGTATAGGGAAACTTCCCCAGGACTACTCGGGGGAGATAACCCTGAAGATCATAATCCACCAAGGAGGTGTGAGAGGCAAGAAGGAGACGATAGAGAACACCATAAGCGATTGAAAGGTAAATCGGATTCCTAGATAGCCAGCTAAACGCTGACACTAACAAGGCCCGGTACTCTGAAAATGAGTATCGGGCTTTTTTATTGGAGAAAACAGTGAGTGAAGAAGCTTTTGAGACGCTAACAGATTCCGGGGGCTCACCCGAAGCTGGAGATTCGTCGTCTCCAGATCCCTCTACCGGCGAACTTTTCGAGACGATGGATATTGAATCGCCCGAAACCCTCCCCACTGAGGAGCCAATTCAGGAAGAGGCCGAGAAAGAGGACACGCTTCAAGAGGAAAAAGAGGCCAAAGAAACCGAAACCCAGGAGAAACCCAAGGAAACCCCGGAAGAGCCGGAAGAGAAAACCGAAGAAACTGACAAACTTGAGCCTTTCCACAAGCATCCCCGCTTTCAGGAGATGAACAAGACCATCAAGGAATTGAGGGCTCAGGTTGAGCAGTTGACGGCGAAGCCTGCTGAGGAAACCCCTGAAGACCTCGGATACAGGGACATCACGAAACTGACACCCGACGAGATGCAGGACTGGCAGGACGAAGACCCGGTTGGATGGGCAAAGAACCTTCTCATGCAGGCCAAGGCAGAGGTCAGGAACGACATTCGCGCCGAGGCGCACCAGAACGCCATGAGAGCGGCGGCTGACAAGACCCTTGATGATTTTGTCAAGGCTCACCCCGACTTCGATGAGGTGTACGAATCCCGTGTTCTTTCGCAGTATTGCGACGAGCACCCCGGACACAACATCATCAGCGCCTATCTTGCCATCAACGAAGAGAAGGCCAGGGAAGCCCACAGCAAGGAGGTCGAAACCCTCAAGGCGTCGTTCGAGGCCGAGAAGAAGGCCGCTATAGACGCAGCCGTGAAGGAAGCCGTCGAGAAAATCCAGAAGCAGTACAGGACGAAGGAGAGCGTCACGGTCATAACCGGCGACACCACCTCTCCCACTGTTGACGACGAGGACACCGACACCGGGGGCGACCTCACCAAGTTTCTCCACAGACGGATGATCAAGGAAACGACAGCATAAAGGAGAAACATCATGGCACTTACTTACGCAGAGCTTGAGTCGGTCACCAGGAATTACTTTTTAGCTGACAAGGGCAAGGCAACGGACATCTATTTCAAGACTTCCTTCCTGCTTGAATACCTCATGAAGCAGAAGAAAGGCATCTGGGAGCGTCCCTCGGGCGGCGATTATATCAGGATACCGCTTGAGTACGATGGGCAGGAGTCGGGATTCTACGAGAAGGGTGAAAGCCTGACCAGCGACGACCGGGTAAACGTCAACGTGGCGAAGTTCGCATGGAAGCACGCTAATCCATTTGGCCTGGTTGGGAATGCCTAATGACAAGAGCTGAGTGGACGCAGGCAGAAATATCTCTCTTGAGAAAGCATTACGGCACGATGCCTAATGCCGACCTTGCGCGGATGATAGGTAAATCCAAGCAGGGATTGCAGCACAAGGCGCACAGAATGGGTCTGACCACAAAGAAAGTGGCTACCTACAAATATTGTATCGACTGCGGAAAGAAATTGAGTCGCGCAGCCATCTACAATGAAAAAGCTTGTAGATGTGTTGAGTGTGCAAGAAACCACCGCTCTGGTGAAAACCATCATAACTGGAGAGGCGGGGTAAGCGAGCTTCGCAGTATTGTGCATTGTTTGCTCAAGCCTTTGTGGATCTACCCCATAATGCAGAGAGATAACTATACCTGCCAGATATGTAATAAACGTGGTGGCGATTTAGAAGTTCACCACCTGCGTCCATATCACAGCATTAGGGATAGGGTACTAAATAATAGCCCTCATCTAAATATTGACAATTTTGAAGACCGAAAAAGAGCGGCCCTTCTTATTGTTGAGGATCACGAACTAGATGACGGCATTACTATTTGTGCCCGATGCCATTATGAGCTTCACAACCAGAATCGGGGTGAATTGCTGGAAAACCGTAACGCTTCGGGCGACGGCAATCAGCAGCCAAGCCGGTCGAATGTGGTTTCAATAGTAGACCGGAAGGTTCAACGACTAACGGGTGAGGACACACAAACCAATAAGCCCGACACGAGTGCCCCGGACTCCGATACCCTAACGGAGTCAAGATATAGTCTGAGCTGCATGGAAACATGCAGAAATAGAGGTTAAACGCCTCTATGATAACAAAACTGTTTGGTAATGCAACCATCTACCGCATCGACACCCTGAAGAACGCCGGGAAAGAGGCTGATATCAAGCTGGCGGTCCAGCGTATCAGCTCCGCTCAGAAGTCCATCACCGCTCTTCTCGCAGGGTCCATCTACGACCTGCCGGGAGGCGATTCCAAGCGGCTGACCGGGCTTCGGGCGCTCATGAACGAATCCACCACCACGAAGTACGGCGATATCGCGGAGGCCGATCTCGTAGCCAGCGATGGAACCTATCCGTGGGAAGGCAAGATGAGCGCAGGCGCGGCAACGATGGACCTGGCCCTCATCAGGGCCGGTAAGCGTGGGTCCAAGGTCCGAGACGGCGTGGGCGGCAAGGCCAACATCGTTATGACCACGGAAACCCTGAGAGACACCCTTGAGGGCATCCTTCAGGCGCAGCAGCGGTTCACCAACGACACCAACAAGGCCGTCGCGGGATTCGATGCTCTACATGTCTCAGGTGTTGACATCTTCGCGGATGACTACTGCCCCGCGTCCCATGTTCTGTTCCTGAACACCAACCATGTCGGCTTCGCCATTCACGCGAACGGGTACTTTGTCCGCGAGAAGTGGAGCAAGATCCCCGACTCGGCAGGTGACCGCACCATGAAGATCCTGTGGGACGGCAACCTGGTCTGCAACAACCGGAAGGCGTTCCAGGGGTACAGCAACGTATCGTAATCACTTTGAAACGGCCCTCAAATAGTCCCTGGAGCGGGGGTGGGGGCCGTTAAACCGCTCCAAAAGGAGAACAACGATGTCGAATTTTTCAGCACTGAAGATCAGGGGATGGGCTCAGACCCCGAGGCAGATTTCTTCCACCCGGAATCATGAGGTCGGAGAGGTCCGGTACACCGCAGACGGCAGGGCCTTCATTTACGCCAAGGACGGCGGCAGCGGACTTTCCACCGGGAAGCTGGCATGCGCGAAGGCTATCGACTCCGATGTCGTGAACAAGACCGGCTCTGCCGTGGCAATCGGAGAAAGGCAGATGACCCTCACCATCACCGCAGCGAACCCGGCCATTGCGGAGAACGAGTTTGCCAACGGCTTCCTCCATATTAATGACGGAACGGCGGCTGGCGACAGCTACAAGATCGAATCCAACACCGCGGTAGCCCTCAACGGCACCTCGATCACCCTCACCCTCGCGGAACCGATCAGGGGCACGGCGCTCACCACGTCCTCCGAGTTCACCCTCGTTCACAACCCTGCCTACGGGGTAAGCCACACCACCACGCAGGCATCGACCCCTGTGGGCGTTCCCCTCGTGGACGTGCCCGCGAACTACTACGCATGGCTCCAGTGCCTCGGCGTGGCGGCTGTGCTCATTGAGGGTACTCCCGCAGTAGGGTCCAAGCTCACCATCTCCGCAGGCGTATCCGGCGCGGTCAAAAAGTTCGCAACCGCAGAAGACCCGGTTGTCGGTGTGATGTTCGGAACCGCCGGAGTGAATGGCGAATACAAGCCCGTCAGACTGTGCATCGGTCACTAAGGGGGTAAGTCATGGCATTCACGTCAGCAGTTTTGGGCAACACCGTATTCGGGAACAAACGGGTCAAGTGGGGAACCTTCACCACGTCCGGCTCCGAGACGGGCGGCGACATAGCTACCGGCCTCACCAGGGTAGACATGATGCTGCTCCAGCACTCGGGGGCGTCCGCTGCGGCTGATGCACCCGCCGTTACCGAGACGTTTCCGCTTTCGGGCGGCGATGTGACCATCAAGCACACGGCATCGGCAGACGGGTACTGGCTGGCTATCGGTGACGATTAGTGGCCCACGAAACCGTAACAGAGTTAATCACTGAGGTTATAGGGCGGGTCCAGGACCCGTCCTTTACCTCCACACGCATCCTTCGCTATCTCAACCAGGGCATGAAGGAGATATCGGGGCATCCCGATATTCTCCTGCCCGAACTCTCCACGTCCGCCACGGTTGAGGCCGGGACCACAAACCCCTATGTGGCATTGCCGGATGATTATCAGAAGAAGCTCTACTACTGCCATTCGATCACGCTCAATCGGCGGGTGAAGATATTCAACAGTTATCCGCAGCTTCTCAGGCATGTTTCCGTGCAGGATCAGGCGGGGAGCGTGTGGGGCGTGGCTGTACGGGGATCGAACCTCTATTACCAGCGCATTCCGTCTTCAGCCGAAACGCTCCAGCTTCACTACTACAAGAAACCCACGGCACTTGAATCCGGTTCAAGTCCCACGGAGATACCAGAACATCTCTGCCGGGATCTGCTCGTCAATTTCGTGTGTCGGGAAATCTTCAAGATCAAGTCCATGTCCAACCCTGAGTTTTTGAAGGCAAAGGAAGAGTACGCCGGTTATTTCGATCAGGCCATGCTCGACCTGAAGCGGTTCCTCGGCCCGGAAGAATGCCTTGCGGCTGAACTGGAAGACGAAACCGAGTTTGACAGCTACCTCTAAGGGGGAGAAATGGGAACCATCCTTGCTTCAACGATCATCGACACGGTTGAGGGGATTCTCCAGGACACCGACAACGACCGGTGGAGCGCAGCCGATCACTTAGGCTACCTCAACAGCATTCAAAGGCTCATCGTCTATCTCAAGCCCAACGCCTATGTCGTGAATGAGGCCGTGGTGTGCGTGGCGGGAACCAAGCAGTCCATCCCCTCTGACGGCGTTCAGCTTATCAATATCGTTCGGAACATGGGAACGGACGGCACCACTCCGGGAAGGGCGGTGGTCAAGGGCGACCTCGATCAATTCAATGTCATCGAAAGGGACTGGCACTCGGCAGAGGCAAGCGCGACCGCTGAACTGTTCTTCTTCGACGAGCAAGACCCCAAGAACTTCTACGTGTATCCCCCACAGCCCACTTCCTCCTTCGGCTATCTGGAGCAAGTCTATTCCAAGTCACCGGCAGACGTAGCAAGCGACGAGGCCATAACTCTCGATGACACCTACGAGGACGTAATCAAGAACGGGATGCTCTATCTGGCCTATGCGCGAGAGACAGACCCTTACTCGATGGTCCAATCCAGATCCTACTTTGACCTTTTCGCAACGCAGCTTGGCAGGCGTGACCTGATCGAAGCTCAGTACAAACCACGAAAACGAGGTGACACAG